GTAATCATATTACTCATACATAATATTTATAGAACCTGCATCAAATGTATCTGTTCCGTTTACTGTTGTAATGCTGATACGGTCTAGTGTGTCTGATAATGTTTTTGCACCTGAATTTACCCATGTTGCAGACGAGTTGTCAGTTAAAGAGCCAAGTGTTGTATATGTGTTGTTATTAAGTTTTGTAATAACTACTGTACCACTATAAAGTGACGCTGCTAAAACAACTGTATTTAGTAAGTATCCAGTTTGATTCGCTGCATCTCCACCGTTGTAACTAGAGCCACTTGCATATCCAGTATTTTCAATACCGCCAGAATCGCCAATTCTTAATAAATATAGGGATGTTCCGTTAGTTGAAACACCATCAAACATCACAGTAATACGCTTAACCCATGATGGTATACTTGTAAAGTCAACACTTGTGCCACTAGCTGTTACAGCAGTCCCACGTGAAATACCATCATATACAGCACCAGAGTTAGTTGTAACTCCTGCTGAACCGTTAATAATTACACTCATACTAAACTCCTTGTAATGCGTCTATTTGTGCTTGAATTTGAGCTATTTGAGCCTGTAGGCTATCAACAGTCGGCTTATTTTTTTCTGCTTCTAAAATACCTGCTTCTATTGCTGCAATTTCTTCAGGTGTGTATGCTTTAGTAATTGTAGTAATTTCACCTGTAATTACGTCTACATTAGTTATGATATTATCCATTTGTTATCCTTCATACATTATGTTAATTGAGCCAGCGTCAAATGTGTCTGTGCCGTTTACTGTGGTGATGCGTAATTGTGTAAGTGTATCTGATAAAGTTTTTGAGCCACCACAAGCACCTGAAGCTGCTGCATTAGAAAATCCAAATGAACCTGATGCAACCCATAAATTACTTCCAACACTACAAATAGTTAAATTACCATGAGTAACGCGTGCTGCTGCTGCTAATGCTATTATATAACCAGCAGTTGAATTGGCAGCTTCTACAACTCCAGCAGCTTGTAGACTACATCCACCAAGATAGCCAGTATTTTCAATGCCACCACTATCACCTAGTTGAACCAGTACATTTGATGTTCCATTTAAACTAATTCCATTAAACATTACAGTAATGCGTTTAGCCCAACTTGGAATACCAGTAAAGTCAATAGATGTTCCTGATGTAGAAGCTACTGCTGTTGCTTGACCTAATGTTTGTAGTGTACCTGTTGCTGCAGGTAATGTTAGTGTATTGCTTCCTGCTACTAATGGAGCTGATACGGTTAATGTACCACTCGTGTCACCTGTTAAAATTACTGAACTCACGATAATTCTCCTTCAAATTTATTATTTTTCATAATGTTTAGTTTCCCTTCTATTACTTGTAAGTTGTTAGGGACATGAAGTCCAGATACTGTTTTGCCTTTTAATGGAATGATATGGTCAACGTGCCATTTAAAACCAAACAATTTAGTTCTTAATACTGCTAATTCATGTGCTTCTTTAATTAACCATAAATCATCTTTAGTAAGCCATTTAGGAGTTCTATTTAGCTTATCTGTACGTCTTTTACTATTAGCGGCATTTACTCTAGCAGAGTTATTTATCCTACACTTTTTAGCATATTCTTTTTGCTTATCTTTATTTGCTAATCTCCATTTTTGATTATTAGCATATATCTTTTCTTTATTTTTTTGTCGCCATTCTTTTTGATGCTTTTTAAGTTCTTCTGGCGTAAATATAGGATTTTTTTTGCCTTTATTCCAAGTCTCTTGTCCTTTAAAAAATCTTGTAGGGCTATCAATTTTTTTCAGACTTTGACTAATCTTTTGCTTAGCTTCTTCAGTATGACCTTTGCCTAAATGAGATTGCCTATTCTTTTCATTTGACTCTTTGCTATGAGGAATACCTTTATTCCAAGATATTTGTCCTTTAACAAACTTAGCCACTTAATTAACCTTCAGATTTTTCAATTCATCTAATGTTGTTGCTGTGTCTACTTGTTTTGTAATATCACGAAGTCTTTGTTTCTCAGCTACGATAGCACTTGTATCGCTACTATTTTCTAAAGCACGTTGAAATGCTACGTCTTGAGCTTCTAGTAATGGAGTGCGTTCAGCACGAAGTCTGTCTTTAGTAATTGCTTGAGCCTTCTCAAAATTAATTGTTATTCCCATGTCCATGCACCTCTAAAAGTTCTGTCTGTTGGTATTTCAGATACGTCTACAATGTGATATTCTTTACCTTGTGGAACATCTTTAGCAGCAATTTCTGCTATTGTTAAACCACAATCTGCTGGAACTATAATGCTAATTCCACCTTCGTCATTTTGATATACTATTCTTTTGTTCATTTTTTGTCCTTATCTAAATACTGATACTGAAATTACAGCAACATCTCTATAAGCAGTTTCTCCGCTAACACGAAGAACTGCTGCAGTTGTAGTTTGCCCAGCAGTAACTCCGCAAGCAGTAGACCAAAACTCTTGTGTTGCGGTAGCAACTAAAGAATAATTAGCATCAGGCATGGCGTTAGTAAAGTTGATTGTGTAATTGCCTGTACCATTATCTGTAATAGAACTTACATTAAAAGAAGCTCTAATTGCTACTGTGCCTGTTCCGTTAAAGTTTACCCAAGCACGACAAAATGTGCCAATGGTTGTGCCTGCACTATCTTGAATAGTTGGCGGTGTGTTTGCTACACCATTTTTAATTACAAGCGTACTTGTAGAAGCCGCCTGTAAATTATCTGCTATGACTGTACCTGCCATGATTTTTCCTTATAAAATAACCCAGCGTGAACCGCTAGGAACTGTTACTGTTACGCCTGAATTAATAGTCAAGTCACCTACTGAAGATGCAGACTTACCAGCAGTAATTGTGTAGTCTGTAGTGACTGTTAAACTATTTTCAACAAATACATTATCTGCACCACCGCCTGTTGCACCTGCACCTAATTGACCCCATGCACTATTAGCATATCCTTCAAAGCGGTCTAATGTAGAATTATAACGTATATATCCTTCAACACCTGTAGAAGGTCTTTGTGTGGTTGTGCCGACAGGGACAAGAATAGCATCTGTAGATGTTACTGCTAATGTAGCATCATTTACTGTGCCTGTAATAGCTGTGCTAGATACTGTTTGTGAAATGCTTACAGTATATGTTCCTACTCCACCTGTGCCTGTTACAAATGCTGAAATTGTAGTGCCTGCAGTAACGCCTGTACCAGTCAATAATGAACCAATGTATAAAGCACCACTTGTTGCTACAGTAATGGTTAATGTAGTACCTGCAATTGCACCTGTACCTACAAAGTTTGTTCTTGATATAGCTAATTTATTTGCAATAGATAATGTATCGTCTGTAGAAACGCTACCATTAACAGTTAAGTTATCAACAGTAACTGATCCTGTAAATGTACTTGCTCCTGTAAAAGCAGACGTGCCTGTAACAGCTAAGTTTCCACCAACTGTAAAGTTATCACCATCTGTGCCAGCTTGTTGGTCTTTAAGTTGAGCCATAAGCTCTCTGATAGCATTATTGACATCACTTGGTGCCATACCTTCTGCAATGTTAATCCCACCTATATCTGTATTACTGGCGGGAGTAGAACTGTATTCGCTAATTTTATTTTTTGGCATAGTATTTTCCTAAACGATTACCCATCTGCTGCCAGTTGGGACTGTAACAGTTACTCCACTATTAATGGTAACTGTACCTGTACTCATAGCATTGGTATTTGTTGAAATGGTGTAGCTTGAAGCAATAGTATTTGTATTTTCCCAAATAGCTCCGCCAGTTACTGCTACTTTAGTTGAGTCATTATAATAAATAGATTGACCAGCAGGGTAAGTACAAAATACATCTTTAGTACCTGATGTAAATGATATTTTACTTCCAGTAGATGAAGATAATACTGTATCTCTAGCTAATGTTCCTGCTCCAACCGTTCCGATACCTACTTCCCATTCTGTATTATTGACAATACTATAATAGGTAGTGTTGGTATTACCTATAGCACTTGAGAATGTTTGGAAGCCAGAAACTGCACCTGAAAGGGTAAATGTTCCTGTGCCTGTGGTTGTACTATTCTCTCGTACCCTGTCTTTAACGACTAGAGCCATGATTTATCCCTAAGCTAATGTTACTGTCAATGAACCTGATGCGATTTTAAAAATATCGCCAGAGTCAATAGTTTTGCTTACGTCTAATGCTGTATGGTATAAAAGATTACCAGCAGTTGAAGCGTTCATAATACCAATCCAACCTACAGTACCCCATGAGCCTGTTGCTTGTGGGAATGTGCAATCTGCATTAGATGCTACAGAACCAGATGTACCTGATGCTGTTGCAAATGTAACTGCTGTTCTAGCATAAGAACCACCAGAAACTTCCGTACCTGCAGTACCTGTATCTGTTGGGTCAGATGTAAATAAAGCTACATAAACTGCTGCTGGTGCTGTAAAAGTTGTTGCATTTAGAGTGCCGTTTAAAAGTGCGTTTTCTAAATAATTACTCATTTCTGCCATGATGTTTTTCCTTTAAGTTATCGTGTTGCTACTGAAATTACCATTGGTGACGATGGTTGTTCGCCAGCATCATCTGATATTGTTAATGAAGTTAAACCTCTATCGTATAATGCAGCCCATGTTTGTGTTCTTGCGTCGTTCATAAGATATGGTTCTGCTTCACCTAATGCTGCGTATAATAATAAGTCTGGGCAATTAGCTAAGAATACATTAGATGAAACTGATGCACTTAAATATGTTGGTGATGCGTAATAAATCATTTTAAGTGTATATGCTGAATCTGGAATTGGTGCAAATTGAAGTTCTGATCCAGTAGCTGTATAATAACTAGGCATCCCACTAACTGTAACACTAGCATTTCTAAAAAAGTTACTTGGGTTTTGATATATGACTGTTTGAATTGGATTAGATTCAATATGTATGTCACGCATTTCTAAAAAGTCACTAGGTAATGCTACTGTAGAATCCCCTGCTGTAGTAGGCGTTGTTACTACTTTAAGCATAGGTCTAATACGCAAATCACGTCTTAATCTGTTTTCTGCTAGTGTAATAAAATCTGGAATTTGTGTTGTGAGATCTGTACGAGCAAGGTAGTCTGCTACCGTAGCTTTTAAAGCTGTATAATTAGTAAAAGCCATTAAACTTTGCCCTCTCTTGTTCTAAATACTCTGTTATCTGGATTGTTTAAAAATTCTTTAAATCGTTTTTGGTCAACGATATGGAAACCTCGCATAATACCTTTATGGTTTAGCGAATCAATAACTGTCATTGGAATAGATGCAATCTTATTGTCAAATACATCATCACCCCAACGAGTGCGTCTGTCTGTTAATTTTCTTTGTTGTAGATTATTCTCAATAATCTCACTAATATCTTGCCTAGTTTCAAGTACTAAACCTTGATCTGTATCATGTGCTACAGATGTTCTAAATGTTGTAGGTTTCATTCATTTTCCTTTTGCCTGTCAATTGAGTGAAAACAATTTTTACAGACAAATATGTTAGGTAGAAAAGGCTTACCACAAAAGATAAGCCTAATCTAATTACAACTACTCTGCTAAGTCAGCAATAATTGCGTGAGCAGCTTCGTTCTTAACTTCTAGTGTATATTCTACTAAGAGTTGAGTTACGTCAGCGTCACCAGATTTTGCTAATTCGTTTGTAGCGAATGGACGTAGGTATGCAACTGATGCCATTTCTGGATCAAGTACAAATGCTACTTCACCGCTGTCACCTGAATCAGCTGGAATAAATCTGTTAGGAACAACAGAAATTGTACCAAAGTCTGAAAGGTAAACGTCAGCAGCACCAATGATTGTTGATTGCTTATCAGATGGAGCCATGTAACGTTGTGCAGCGATACCAGCAAAGCCAGACACTACTTGTTTTTGTGTTGGAGTTACCATTAATACTGTTGGGTTACCACCAGCTGTGTATGCTTTCTTAACAGCAGATTTCAACATTGCTTCTGTGAAAGCTGCATCTGTACCAGATACACGAGCAGTTGTACCACCAGAACCAGCAGTTCCGTTAGTACCACCAACGTAGTTAGTATTTAACCATGCTTGTAAACCACCAAGTGTACGAGCTGTTGTTGCGTTACCAGCTGCATTTAATTGGTTGCTTAAAAGGATGTATTCCATGTCACGTTTGATTTCAGCAGATGCTTTAGCTAATTGGTAAGCCTTTTCAGATTTACGACCAGCTTTGTTTACTGCTTCAAGAGTACCAGCAATCTTCACAGTTTTTTGTGAGATTTGTGTACGGTTACCAACTCGTGTTGTTGGTGATAATGTAGCGTCAGATGCTGCTGCACCTTCAACTGCTGCGTTAGAACCATTAACGTTAGCTAATGAGTCTGTTTGCCATTCATGGAGAACGCCAGTAGCTTTTGTTTTGCCAACTGATGACATAAATGGTGTTTCTGTTGGAGAAATGTTATAGATAACGTCAGTTAAATCCTCACGTTGACCTATAGCGGTATAGGTTTGATATGTTGCCATGTTTTTTTCTTCTTTCTAATTTAAGAATTGTTCAAATAAAGCTGCTGCATCTTTTACTCTTCCAGATGTTCGCAACTGTGCTTTTTGTTTTTTAATTGTTTCTGTGTTGTTGTTACCTGTAGACGATCCAGCCTTTAGCATCTTTGGTGCTTCAGAAACTTTCTTCGTTACAGCAGGTTTTGACTTTTGAAGTTTGTCATACATCATAGCCTTGTGTAATGTAACAACATGCCTAGAATCATAGACGCTAGATAATTCTGCATCTGTAAATCCAAGCGATTTGCCATAATTACGAATCTCACTACGGAGGTTTTCGCCTTTGGCTGGGTCTGAAAACTCTGGTAAGACTTGCGTTAATTTTTGTGCTTCCTGTGCAACTCTTTCTTGCATGGCACGAGCATTTTCAGATTGTTGCATTTCTGCAATTCTGTATTGTTCGGCTCTTATAGCATTGAGTTGTTCTTTCTTTTCAGAAAGTTCAGCAACTTTAACAGCATATCCTA